AAGCCAAACAGTTAGGTCTGCCAACCTATTTTGTTTGATTCTTATTTCGTCGCGTAACGCCATTGTCGTGATCCTCCAAGTGATTGTCAATCTTGCGTTCCACCCTAGCCAAGATTCGACGCACGTACTGGTGATCGTCAGCGTTTTCTCTGCGTGCACGTTCAATCAGTACAGCTGGTAGGACAGCTGCGCAGATGATGGCAATACCGCTAATCAGCGCTACGTAGATTTCGGTCGGCATGCAGGCTCACAAACTGCTGCACTTTTAAGGGTACTTTGTCCCCTACGTAATACCGAATGTGCCACGCCTCGCTTTGTAATTCCCAGCAAAATCCGTACCAATCACAGTTAGCAAGCATCCACTTGAGCCGGTCACCGCTGGCCTCGGACACATCGACCGCTAGGCCGAGGTTGTGCGTGGATGAGCCAGGCGTTGCCATTGGTGCCAGCCCAGGCTTTAGGTAGTACTTCACGCCTTTGTATGTGCGTACCGATGTCGTGGCAATGGGTGCCGTGGTGTAGCGAGCAAGAAAGCCACGCTCCTGCACCTCGAGGCTGCGGTACGTGTCCGCTGTGCTGGTGGGTTTGAACGGCCTGATGCCGTCAGCGTGCGCAGCCTTACGCATTGCCTCCCATGCTTGGGCTGCTAACGGGTGCAGCTGCCCATAGGGCCGAATTGGCTTGAGCAGGTAGTTGGGCAATCGTCCTGGCTGTACGCCACGTAGGTCAGCCGGTAGCACTACTGGCTTGACCGGGTATTTCACTTGCGACCGTACCGCGTGTCTTTAGTGTTTGCCCAAGCGTAAATCATTGGCAGCACTGCTGCGAGCCCGGTCTTTAGCGCGTTTTCTAGATCGTAGTTTCCTGTCATAAATACGGCGGCGCTTCCAGCGACGAAAGCTTTCAACCAATCTTCGAGTATTGGTGCCCACTTCATTTACTTGCCTTTTGGTGCCGGTGGATACGGGTGCGCGAGTTTGACTTTGGCTACCGCCTCACGCCAAGCAGCTTCGGTATTGTCACCGCGTTGCCATTCAAAAAACAGGCCGTCTGATTGCTGTTCGTATGCGATACGTCGAGCAGCTTCAACGGCTGCAACTTGATTGTCGTAATTGACTTGTGACCATTGGGAGTCAAGTTCGGCTTGAGTCGGCTTGGGTGTATCGCTGTACCACTTCAAAGTTGCATAATCATTGTTATTCAATGACCATTGCGCACCAGGGTAATTCGCGGTCAAAATTGCTGTGTAGTCGATCATGGTGCCACCTCCATCACGGTGATGCTCGAGGCGCCTCGCATGTTGTATCCATCGTCGCTATCCAACGCTGACCGATTGACATACACAGTGCCGCCGACCGTTGCGTTTGTCCGTGTTTGTACAGCGTAAGTAGTTGCTGATGTGGTGGCCGGGCTATCCAAATACACCATTGAGTAACCAAAAACAATCTGATTTAGTTGCACGTTGGCGTATCCACCAAAAACTGCTTCCATACGGTTACCTGCGGCGTTGCCGTCATAAGTTGCGGCATTGCCGCCAGACAATCTAAAGAAGCCCATGCCAGCACCGCTAGCGCCACCGACCGCTACTTGAGCAATGATTAAAACCTTGTTGGAGGCGCTGGTTGGAGTAATTGAAACGGTTAAACCAGTGACATCTGTGTAGGTCGTGCTTGTGGTGGTAAATGTGTCCAGTTTGGCGGTTGATTTGACTTGCACAACTCCACTGGTCGTCGGCCCGACAGTAGCCCACGCTGCACCATCGTAATACTGCACCACATTGGTTGATTCGAGATAACACAACTGACCTTCCGCCAATACCTTTTCACCAGTGCCACCGAAACCAGCATCTCGAGCAGTTGCATCAGCGAACACCGGCACGCCAGTGCGCGCCGATTGATTCATTTGATCCGCGGTCAATACCTGTGCAGCTGTAAATGTTGGAACAGTTGTCTGTGCGTTAGCGCCCATGATTACCTCATCCTAATACGTTTGTGCCGTCAAGTTGTCCGTACACCAAGTCATCCAAAATGAGTTGAAATACCACGGTCGTTGGGGCCGTGTAATACGTGATTCTGTGACCGTTAGCGAAATCGATGCGGCCCTCAATGCCCTCAACGCTCAGCTCCGATGTCAGGCTCGATATGCCGGTCACATCCTTGGTGATCGTTATGGTGTCACCAATGTCCACAGTGGCAGCTAAGCCGCGCTCCACATCGGTCAGCAACGCAAAATTCGTGCTCACAGCCGTGTAGCGCGGTGCAGGCTCAGGCTCTAGCAAATAGGCAGCCAAAGCATCAATCTCGCCTTGGTCGTGCAGCAGGCTGTTGGTGATCGATTGCGACTGAATGAAGTACGTTGCTTGGCTGGTCAAATCCTCAGCAGTGGCGTTTTTGCCGTCCAATGCCTGCACGTAAGCACGATTCAGCACGCCATCAGCGTCAAACTCAATCTCTACCTCGTCGTACTTGGTATTCGTCCCCTGATCCGAGAACACAATCACCGGGCTACTTAGCGTGGCTCCTATTCTCGGCTGGAATGTCAGTACGCCTGCTCGACTCATAAACACACGGCCTTGCTCAGCCTGGTTGATTTGCGTGATGTAGCCAAGCGTGTTCGTGCCGGCTGCCACGTTGTATGAGCTGTCGTGGCCTAGGTTTACGGTGCCGGTATCGATGTTGGTTGAGCCTGTGTAATTGACTTCGGGCAGTGCTAGAACGGTGGTAATGCGTTGGCCCGAGGTTTCCGCACTCGGGTTAAACGCAGCCAACTGCGTTTGTGACAGCAAGTAGAAGTCATCAGCGCACGTGACCTGGACGGCATTAGGGCCAGCCAATGCAAATTCGTAGTTGTAGGCGGTGACGTAGCCCACAAACAGATATTCGGATGCCCGGCTGAGTCGTACTCGACGCATAGGCGCTAGTCCAGGCTTGTCGTTGGCTGGGTCGTAATAGGGGCTGGCAGTGTCATACGGCCCGAGGATGCCTGTTTCGTCGGTCATCGTGAAGCTCATCGTGCCTGCACCAAATTGATCGTCAATATTTTGACGACCTCGTTTGTAGGCCACCTCAGTTACATATTCCGTTATGTCTGCGTAAGTGGTGTTAGGGCCGAGCGTGTAGCTCGTATTGTTTAGCAGGCCCTTGGTTGCGTCATCCAGCCTGAATGAGTTGTAGTCAAAGCCTGTGTCAAGCTCGAGCAGGTAGCTGCCTGATTGAACAACTGAGGCGGCCATTAAGCGACCTGTATTTGTGCCGGGCCGCTGCGCCTGTTGTATTGTTTAATTGCATTAATGATGATGTCACCTAAACGATCATCGGCAACAGTGGCGTTGACATTAACGGTGATATTGCCCATACCTAAACCACGATTGCCGGACAATGGAACTACTGCTTCGGGGCCTGCTTCACCAATTACAGCCAACGTTGGTGAATTGACGATTCCACCTTCTGCTAATCGCGGAATGTTAGGTGTTACTGGTGCGCCGGACAAAATACGTGTTACTGTCTCTTGAATACGAACTTTGATATCGACAGTGCGACTTAGTTTGCCGGCGATTTCGTCCATTCGTTTCATCAACTTTGGTGTCAATTGTTGTAATTGTGCATCAATGCCGTCAACAATTTTTTGTGCTGAATCAACACCAGTTTGATACCAACGTTGAGCTGCGTTCATTCCGACTGATTCGGCAGCGGTTTGTGCCGACGCAACTAAGGCATTGATGCCTTCTGGCCCGGTAATTAATTCCTCGCCACCTTTAACAAGTTCGGCAGCAATTTTGGAACCTGCTTCAGCACCAGCATCTAATACGTATTTCAACGCGTCTTGCGATAATCCACGTTGCAACAGAATGTTTAGATTTCCGGCATATGTTTTAACTGCTGTTACTTGATCACGCAAATTCTGTATGAATGTTTTGCCGTTTTCCTCAATCAACTTGAATGCGTCAGCAAATGACAATCCAGCCAACACCGATGTTTTAACTTCTGTAACAAAATCATCAAACGCTTTTTTGGCATCTGCTAATTTGCCTTTAGCTGTTTCCAGAGCATCGGTCAAACCTTTTTTGACACCTTCAGCAAAACTGGCAGTTTCTTTGGCTGCACCAGATGCTGCATCACGTGATTTTTTTACTTCCTCATTCCAATCAGTAATTGCGTCTTTAGAGTTTTGACGCGCCTTAAATTCACGTTGGTGCTGAGCTTCTAGTCGAGCTAATGCTCCGTTTGTTGCCAAAGTTGCAACACCGGATTTATTCATAGCCGAATTAAACTCATCGGCTTTGTCAATGCTTTTGTCTAGTTCGCTTTGTAATTTCTTTTGGGAAACAATGTATGCAGCCAACGCAGCGCCTGCCGCTGCCACTACGGCAATGCCAACACCAGTTGCAACCTGTACTGCAGTAAACGATGTTGCTAAAGCAAAATTGATTGCTTTTGTAATTAATGCAACGGCTCGATACGCGGCCAATGCTGTGTTGACCGTGTAAATTACGCCAGCCAATGTGGCAAGTCCAGCGCCCAACGCAATTACTACGCCAGCGTTATTGGAAATAATTGTAATTAGTGTGCTTAGAAACGTCGCTAATTTTTCGGCAATTGGCAGTAATTTAGCGCCGATTTCCTCTTGCAATTCCCCGAATCTCATTTGTAAATTCTTGAACCGGCCGGCAGTGGTGTCTGCGGCATTGGCTGCTGCTCCGCCAGTACTAATAGCAATTTGACGCATAATTTGATCAAAATTGGCTCCGTTTTTAGTTACGTCACGAAGCGATGGATCTAATTTTGCCAACGCTGTTGTTTGACCGTTGTATGCTTTGGCAATCGCATCGCTGGTTGTAGCCAAATCATTATTTGTTGCCACCGCCAAATCTTGCGCAATGACCAATAGTTGCTGCGATGTTTTGAGATCGCCTGTAGCCGTCACTAGGTTTCCCAAAGCCGGTCGCAACTCGTCATCTGCAGTTGCGGTCAATTCAGACAATTTGCCAATAAAGGTTTCGGTTTGTGCAATTTGATCCTTGGTTGCTCCGGTTTGTCGTTGCAACACTCCTGCTAATTGGTCTTGAGCTGCTGCGTCATCAATTGCTGCCTTAGTAGCAAATCCTGCAGCTGCTGCTAAACCAGCCATAGCAGCTGCGGCAGGCAGGGCCGCTTTTTGCAAAGCGAATTGTGCTTTGGCTCCAGCTCCTTCAAGGCTCTTAAATTCCTCAATTGCCTTTTGGATGCCTTTAGCATCGAACTCGGAGACAATGGGAATACTGACGGCCATGCGTTAATCCTACGAATCAGTTTTCATAACCAAATTGCGGTTGACGGCGTTCATTACTTTTTCGCATAGATCCTGCATTTCTCCTTCGACCTGGGTTTGATTTTTTTGCCATGATGGCCAAAGCGTGCGTGAGGCTGCACCATATCGGCCTTGCAGTACCGCGATAAGTGTTTGACCGCCTACGGTGCCAACTTTTCGTCCGTGTGATCCAATTCGGCTTCGTTCACTGGGAGCGCGACCGCCTTTGCGGCCAGCGATTTCATAAACGGTGTTTGCTAATCCAGTCCACACCACGCGAAATGTTGCAACGTTTTCTTTGGTGCCTCGAAATTCTTTGACGCGCCGGGTACTGATTTTGGCTGTGATTAATTTAGATGCTTTGATGCCTTGCCAGCCTGATGCTGGCAGCATTTCGTAGCCGCTTTTCGTTTTCCATGAGCCTGCGAACCCACCAATAGGTTCACTATCTGGTACCGCGGCAACTGCATCATCAATAACACTTTTAACTATTTGTTTGTAATCTTTGGTAATTTCTCTGCGCAATTTGGGTGCTACTTGATTAAGTTGTTTTAGCGCGTCCTTGATACCGTAAATTTCAATCCTCGTATCAGTGGGCATGTTTGTTTGCTTTCTTTGCTAATAGCAATACGGTAGCAAGATCATCCAAATCAAACTCGATATCTGGCGGCCACCATCCAGTGGCAAGTAGCAAATCCGCTAGTTGCCTTCTGATGCTGTGGCTTCCGTAGGGTTTGCAATTACGGCATCCCCAACACTGAAATCTTCGACGCTAGGCAACCACGTGTCGTAATCACGCGATTCACGTTTGTTGGTTGTCAACTGATGCCATGCCATGTACATGATGTCATCAATACCAATACCGGCTTGCAGATCACTGATGCGACGCTTAAATTTGCGTTCCCAAGCAGCAATGGTTGCAATAGTGGTTGTGACTTCCTCTGTAACTGATTCAGCTGCTGGTGTTTTGTATGACACCTTGATTGTCAGTTTCACGCCGTGATGTCCTCAACAAGTGCGCCACCAGTGATGGTGATTTCAATTTCGGACAGTTCGCCAAGGCTGGCGTTTACCACGTCCACCGATTCGAGGTATCCACCGGTGATCTGAAATTCGGGATTGGTTGCGCTGATTGCAACACCGTTCTGGGCCTTGCAAGCGACGTAGACGTTCGCGCCGACCAAACCGGTCAAGTCAACGTAAGTGCCGGGTGTTGCCGAGTAATCCATGAGCAATGTTGCCGTCACGGTGACGTTTGTAAGTCCACCGGTGTATTGGCGGCCTGTGTTGCCAAATGATGTTGCGTCAAGTGATTCACGCGACTTGGTGATCACCACGCTCTTGCACTGGTCGGTCAAATCTTTGACGGTGGCCAGCGAAGCACCAATTTGGAACGTTGGGCTGGCAAGGTATGTGGTTGCGTTAGCCATGTGAT